GTCTGATCCAGAAGGAGCAGAGATAAGAATAGCATCTATGATTGCTCAAAGAGTTGCTCAGTTAACGATGGAGCTTGCACAATCTGAAGCTATGGGTCAACAACAAGATCCACTAGTTGCATTAAAGCAAAGAGAACTAGATTTAAGAGCGATGGATTTACAACGTAAGTCTGAAGAGAGTATGATGAATATGGAAATAAAAGAAAATGAAATTGAAGAGAAATTAGATTTAGAGAAGATGAAATTAGAAAACAATGAAGACCAAGCAGCTGAGAGAATTAGAGTTGCTGAAGAAAAATTAGAAATAGCAAGAGCTAAAAATAGAGGAGGCAAAAAATAATGCCAGATGATTATACTATAAAATTAATAGGCACTGATCCTCTTGCAGATAGATTAACTAAAGCTGGTCATAAAGGTGGAGCTAGTAAAAAATATACTGGTCAAAAAAGTTATAAGAATTTAATGAACCTTAAAAAAGGTGTTGAAGTAATTAGAGGCACAACAAAAATAAAAGATTTATCATCATCTCCAGGAAATAGAGTTAATAATAAATTTCAAGGAAGATTCTTTTTCGAAAGAGGAAAAACACCTAAAGTTAAAAAAGGAAGAGAACTAGCTGCAAAATCTTATGCTAAAACAAGAAATGATCCTTCAGCTAAATTTGGTGTTAGCACTGTGCCAAAAAACGAAAGATTAATTTTAAAAACAACACTTACTCCAAGAGAAACTGCAGTAGGTAGAAGAATGTTTTCTATGCTTGCAGCACCTAAAAACCCATATGGACCAAAATCTCAAAGACAAGGTAGATATGGTAGAATCATTGTTCCTAAATCAGCTTTAAAAAGATTGAAAGTTGATAGAAAATTAACTAGGCAAGTTAGAAAAGAAAAAAAGGGAGGGTTAGCTAAATGAAAAAAATAAAATTTAAAAATTATAAAAAATTTATAACAAAATACAAACCTTATAAAAAGTTTGGAGAAAAATAATGCCACTTACTGCTAAAGGAAAAAAATTAAAGAAAAAATTTAAAGAACAATATGGCAAGAAAAAAGGTGAAAAAGTTTTCTATGCTATGGAGAGTTCTGGTAAATTAAAAAAAGTAATTAAAGCTGTTTCAGGAAGAGATGCTGGAATGGGTATGGGTGGTAAGACTGGAAACTATGGTGGAGGCTCTAAATCATCAGGTGGTGGTAATGGAAGAGATCCTTCAGCTCAATATAAAGATACAACCACATTATCCAAATCTGCTAGAGATGCATTAACTGCTCAAAGAGAAAGAGCTAGAGGTAGAATTAGTCCATCTACAACAACTGCAGGTAAGGTTGCAACTTATGGAGCAGCTTTAGCATTTGGTATTCCAACGGCTATAACTAGAAGAGCAATCGATTATTCACCACTAGCATTTGGTGTACCAAAAGGAACTAAAAAAACAAAAGACACAGGACCAAAAGATAGAGATGGTGAAGGTCAAAAAATAATTCAACCTGTTATAACACCAGTTCAAGCAACTAAACCAGTTGATACCGATTTAATAAGTCCTAAAGATAATTTTTTTAATTTTGTAGCTTATAAAACAGGAGGTTTATCTGGTGGGGTGAGATATGGTCCACCACCAAAAAGAGGACCCAACTCTCAAGTGCCTCCAGTTAAAATGAAAAAAGGTGGGTATAAAAAATAATGTGGTTTAGTGCATTTAAATTAGCCGTGAAAGCTGGTTCGCATATTTATCAGAACCGTCAGAAAACTAAAATGTTAATGTCAGATGCACAAATGCATCATGCAGAAAAGATGGCTCGTGGGGAAAGTGAGTATCAGGGTAAACTTCTTGAATCCAGAAATTCGGACTGGAAAGACGAATTTATTTTATTATTATTGTCGGCTCCAATTGTACTTCTTGCGTGGGCAGTATTTTCAGATGATCCTGCAGCCATGGAGAAGATGAAACTCTTTTTTGAATATTTTTCACAATTGCCTTTTTGGTATCAAACAATTTTTGTAGGTGTGATTGCGAGCGTTTACGGACTTAAGGCTACAGATTTAATTAAGAGAAAATAATGTTTAAGTGGATTAAAAATTTATTTACTAGAAAACCTAAAAAAGATCCTCATTTAGAATTATATGAAGATATAGATTATTCTAAATTAACTAAAGGTGATTTAAAGAAACTTAAAGCAGGTGGAAAAATAAAATCTATTTATAAACCTTATGTCTAATGCCTAGATGGCAATTATCCGGTAAAACTGTTTATCATATACATATACCTAAAACTGCAGGAAGTATTTTAAAATATTCTGCTATTCAAATAGGTTCAAGGGTAGATCATTTTAGAGATAAACAAAAAGGTATACCACCTCAACACGAACATTTTGAGTTACTTAAAAAAACATTTAATTTAAATAAAAGTAATTGTTTTACTATTATAAGAGAACCCTGGTTAAGAACTTTAAGTGATTATGTATATTGGAATAAACGAAAGTCTTTTGAAGAATTAAATAATTGGTTAAAAGATATGCTTACATTAGCAATAGATGATCCTCATTTAAAATGTAATCATTTTTTACCACAATATAAATTTGTATCAGATGAAGTAAATTTATTTACCCACAATAATTTAAATAAACTTGAAAAATGGTTAAAGATTAATTTTAGTAATAAATTTAAAATACTTAAACATCAATCAGAAGGTAAAATATCAGGACATTATGAAAAACCTAAAAAAGAAGATATATTAGATAAAGAAACTATTGAATTATGGAAAAATTTGTATACAAAGGATGAGAAATTATGGCTCATCAACAACAAGTAAATTTTTTAGAATCTGTAAAAGAAAAATTCCCAGATCGTTTTAAAAATTGTAGTGTGCTTGATGTTGGATCATTAGATATTAATGGCAACACAAGATTCTTATTTGAAAAACCAAAATACATAGGAATAGATGTTGGCGAAGGACCTAATGTAGATTTTGTTTGCAAAGGTCATGAATTTTCTTCAGATGAAAAATTTGACATTGTTGTTAGTACGGAATGTTTTGAACATGATATGTATTACAAAGAAACTTTAAAAAATTGTGTAAATCTTTGTAAGCCAGGGGGAATGTTTATATTTACTTGTGCTTCTACTGGTAGAGCAGAACATGGAACTAGAAGAACTTCACCTTCAGATGCTCCATTACTTCAAGGAGAATGGTCAGACTATTATAAAAATTTAACCGAACAAGATATTAGAGAAGTTTTAGATATAGAAAAAATATTTGTAGATTTTAAATTCACATATGAACCTAATCATAAAGATTTATATTTTTGGGGAGTTAAAAAAAACAAAGCTAGAATATGGACTCATATTGCTTGGGACGATAATGAAACTGGAAGACGCTGTATGGGAACAGCTTATAATGATTGTTTAAATCAACATCCAGATTCTGATTGGTTGGCAATTATAGATCATGATGCAATGTTTACAGTTTATGATTGGTACTTACAATTACAAAAAGCAATTGAAGACAACCCAAAAGCAAAAGCATTTACTTGCCGAGTTAATCGATTAAATAGTTTAAGACAGATGGTACCGGGAGTAGATCCACACAATCATGATATGTCTTATCATAGACGTGTTGGTAAATATTTAGCAAAACATCATTGGGGTAAAACATCTAATCATTCTAATCCTAAAGAAGCAGGTCATTACTCTGGAACTTTTTTATGTGCACACATTGGAACTATAAAATCTTTAGGTGGATTTCCAGTTATTGGTAAAACACTTGGGCAAGATAATTTAATTCATAAAAAAATAATTGAGTCTGGACATGAGTTTCATGTTGTAAATGGTATATACATGTATCATTGGTATAGAGCAGATAATCCTTATGAACATTCAAAACAAACAATAAATTCGCTAGAAGAAGAGCATTTTAAAACAATTAAACTTACATAATGTTAGATCCATATACTTCAGATAAAATTAAAAACGTCATTAAGAGACAAATTGAAGACACTAAGTCTCATATTTGCTATGGGGTTGATTCCATAGAGAATTTGCAGTATGCTAGGGGCAGACTCAGCGCACTTGAAGCGCTGCTTCAGGATATTAAAAACCTGCAAAAGGAGGATAACGATGGCAACACTGATTAAACCAGATCTTACAACTTTCGGTAAAAACGAAAAAAATAAAGAAGAGGTAAAATCACAAATTCCAACTGATCCAGAAGGCATCAAAAAATATCTTGAAATCATACCTAACCCAGTAGGATATCGTATGCTAGTTAGACCTTGGTCTGGCCAAGCAAAAACAAAAGGCGGTGTTATACTTGCAGATGAAACCCAAGACAAAATTCAAATGACTACAGTTGTTGGATTAGTTGTAAAGATGGGCGACCTTTGTTATCAGGATAAAGAAAAATTTCCTAATGGGGCTTGGTGTCGTGAAGGCGAGTTTGTCGTTTATGGCAGATACGCTGGAAGTAGATTTCAAACTAAGTACGGTGAACACCGTATTCTAAATGATGACGAGATTATAGGAACTATAAACAAGCCAGAAGATATTCTCCATTTATTTTAATAAAGGAGGATAAACATGGCAGAGTTAAAAGACTATAGTGCAGAAGCATTACTAGCTAAGGAACGAGAAGTAGAGTTAGATACAGATGATGTTAAAGAAGAGAACATCGAAGTAAAAGAAGACTCTAAAAAAGAAGACAGTCCAAATTTAAATGTTGGTGAAGTCGATTTAGGCTACACTGATCATTCTAAATCAACAGAAGAAAAATCAGATAAACCTTCAATAGAAATTTCTGAAGAAAAAGAAGAAGAATCTAAAGAAGCTAAAGAAGAAACTGTTGATGAAGAAAAACCAAACCTTAATGAATCTAGAAGAGATTATCAAAAGAGAATTGATAAACTTGTCTTTCAAAAGAAAGAAGCTGAAAGAAGAGAAAAGGCAGCTTTAGAATACGCTAAGGGTATACAAAAGAAATTTGACTCAAGTCTCAAAAAGTTTAAGTCTACTGATGAGCAGTATCTAAAAGAATTAGATGCTAGAGTAGATGCTCAAAGAGAACAAGTCAAAGTCGCTCTTCAACAAGCAATTGAGAGTCAAGATGCTTCTAAGATTATGGAAGCAAATGATAAACTAACTCAGTTATCTGTTGAAAAAGAAAAAGCTAGATTAGAAATAGCTAATCGTGAAGAACAGAAAAGACTAGAAGAAGAGCAAAATAAACAACAACAAAACGTACAAGCTGATACCTCAAACACAGCTGAATCTTCGCAATCTGCACCACAAATAACGCCTAAAGCTAAGAAATGGGCGGAAGATAATCCGTGGTTCGGGAATGATGAAGTCATGACTAATGCTGCTATTACTATACACAACAATATTGCTCAAGAGGGTATTGAAGTTGATAGTGAAGAGTACTATAATGAAGTTAATTCAAGACTAAGGAAATATTTTCCTGAAAGTTTTGATGACACTAAGGACGAGCCTAAAAAAGAGAAACCGAAACCCGTCCAAACGGTTGCCTCGGCTGGTCGTAGTCAACAAGGACGCAGAACTGTGAAACTCACCAAGTCACAGGTAGCTATTGCTAAAAGATTAGGGGTGCCACTAGAGGAATACGCTAGATACGTGAAGGAGGAAAAATAGTTATGGATACAATTAAGAGAACTTCACGGGAGTCAGAGACTAAAGCTTCAAAAGAAGCTAAAAAAACTTGGACTCCACCATCCAGTTTGGATGCGCCACCTGCACCGAATGGTTACGCCCATAGATGGATACGTACTACCATTCAAGGTTTTGAAGATACAGCTAATGTATCTAAGAAGCTTAGGGAAGGTTGGGATTTTGTAAAGGTCGAACAAGTTGAAAACGAGATCGGCACAAACAAATATCCTTTCTATACCGAAGGTAAATATCAGGGGTGTATAGGAATTGGGGGCCTTGTGCTGGCAAGGATACCAGAAGAGATTTTGGTTGCACGCGCTGAGTACTTTAATAAAGTTACTCAAGATAGAATGAACGCGGTAGACAACGATCTTATGAAGGAACAGCACCCGGATATGCCTATCAATATTGATAGACAGTCCAGAGTGACCTTTGGTGGTGGACGTAAAAAATAACTTTTTGCAATACCTACCGGGTCTTAAAAACAAACTGTTAAAAGGAGATAACACATGGCAAACGTAAGTGAAAAGTTTGGTCTAAGACCATACAGAAAACTAGACGGTACACCATTAGTTGGAGCTCAGAACAGATACACTATTGCAAGTGGACACACAACTGCAATTTTCCAAGGGGACATGGTTATTCCATTAACTTCTGGAAATATTGACAGACACTCTGCTGGTAGTGCAACTGCTATTCTGGGTGTTTTTAACGGATGTTTCTATACAGATCCAACTACTCAAAAGCCAACTTACAAGAACTACTACCCAGGTTCAGTTGCAGCAAGCGATATTACAGCGTTTGTTGTTGATGATCCTGATGCTGTATTTCTTGTAGACGCTGATTCGGCTTTTACTAGAGCAGGTTTGTACACGAACTATTCGGTAACAAACACAACAGGTGTAACACAAACAGGACTATCAAAAGTACAATTAGATGTGTCAGCTACAGGTACTGCTAGCACATTTGCTGTACAAGCAATCGACATTTCACAGGATCCAGACAATTCGGATACTACTGTCGATAATGCTAATATTCTTGTTAGAATCAACAATCACTTCTATAGAAGTGGTACGGGCGTATAATAGGAGAAATAAATTATGGCTATATCACGATCACAACTAGTTAAAGAACTAGAGCCAGGTTTAAATGCACTATTTGGCCTGGAATATAACAGGTACGAGAATCAGCATGCTGAAATTTTCGTAACTGAAACTTCTGACAGAGCTTTCGAAGAGGAAGTAATGTTAAGCGGTTTTGCTTCTGCACCAACTAAACAAGAAGGTGCTGGAGTAGTGTTTGACACTGCGGGTGAAACTTTCACAAGTAGATACAACCACGAAACAATCGCGTTAGCATTCTCTATCACTGAGGAAGCAATCGAAGACAACCTATACGACAGATTAGCTGCAAGATACACAAGAGCTCTTGCAAGATCTATGTCGAATACGAAGCAAGTTAAAGCTGCAAACGTATTGAACCAAGCGCAAGTAACTACTGTAACAGGTGGTGACGGAGTATCATTAATTAATGCTCTACACCCACTAGCTACTGGTGGTACTTTCTCAAACGTTCTTGCAACTGCTGCAGACTTAAACGAAACTTCACTAGAGCAAGCGTTAATCGATATCGCTGGTTTTGTAGACGAAAGAGGTCTAAAAATCGCAGCTCAAGGTAGAAAAATGATAATTCCAAAAGAATTACAATTTACTGCTGAGAGATTGATGAAATCACCTCAAAGAGTCGGAACTGCTGATAACGACATCAACGCAATCGCATCAATGGGAATGGTTCCAGAAGGTTACAGAGTTAATAACTTTTTAACTGACACTGATTCATTCTTCTTATTGACTGATATACCTAACGGATTAAAACACTTCGTTAGATCACCAATTAAGACTGCGATTGAAGGTGACTTCGATACTGGTAACGTAAGATTTAAAGCTAGAGAAAGATACTCTTTTGGATTTTCTGATCCAAGATGTATTTTTGGTAACGGAAATTTACCAACTAGCTAATAAATACTAACTAGTATTTCATAAAAGGGGCGGTGTTCACATCGCCCCTTTTTTTATGTATAATATAAACACCTAGAAAAATTAATTTGTTGTGTAGACTGGCTAGGCAGACGGTATAGAGACTACATAACGAAGGCTATACACAAAGGAGAATATTATGGCAAACACTACATTTTCGGGTCCGGTAATATCTAAAAATGGATTTTACAACACAGGCCCAGGTAACGTTGTAGATGCTGATTCTAACACTTCATTAACAGTTGCTGCACATGCAGGAAAAATTGTTCACAATGATGCTGCTGGAGCAGTAACTTATACATTACCAGCACTA